TCCATAAAATCATATTGTACCTCACGGATCAAAAAGTTGTATCCGTCCTCGAGGTATAGAGCCGGTGATTTAACCGTGACGATTGTATTCGGAGCCCATAGCGATCCGTCGGGTGCGTACCACGTTGGAACGGGGATCGAGAACGTGAGCGCCTCGGAGATTTGTTTCGAGCGTCGCCAGTCCGCCGCTTTTTGTATATCTCCGCCGGTGCTATCATCCGCGGTGAAAGTCGTGAACCTCGAGACCGGAACTCTTGAATCCTCCGAGACCGCGGTTTTAGAATTTTTCTTCGGTGATTGACCGAGAGCTTTGTATCGATTGAATCGAGCGCGACCGTCAAAAGAGATCTCCGCCTCTTGAAATGGCGGGAGCCCCTCCTCGAGAGTACCGACCGAAGCGCCCACCGTCGCTTTAGTAAATACGAGCTCGCCTTTATTATTCGAAGTTATCAAGACCCCACGTTGTTTCGCGAGTGAGACAAGGTGAGCGAATATGGTTTCGGTTTTATCCGCTGTAACCCGGTCGAAGGGTGCGTCGTCTTCGACGTCGAAGATCACCTTGATCCCGAGCGGATCGACTAGCGATCGGGCTCTCTTCTCAAGCGTGATTTTGTTCGCTTCGTATGGGGGTTTCACCGTCGAGTCGACGAGATCCGCGGTATAGCTCCACCCCTCGAGCGAGCTCACGTTGCCGCCGGTAGAGATCTTATGCTTAACGCTATAGAGCATTCCGTCGATAACGAGCCGCCCGCCAAGGTAGGCTTGAGCTTTTTTGTACTTGAATGGTCGAAGGAGCTCCCGGAGCTCCGCATCTTGATCCCAGTTGTATAACTCCGCCGCCCATCCATGCGCCGCAGTATCCGCGGTGCGCATAACCTGGCCGCCTTGCACCGGGATCTCACGCCCTTCGATTATAATTGTAAAGTCGTCGGGAGCTTTACCCGGGAGGTCGACGATCGTCGGGTCGAGCTCTTTGATCTCCGGAGCCGGCCCCGGGAGGTTGATCACCTCTCCGGGAAAAATAAGATTCGGATCCCCGGAGCGAAGCACCGCTTGATTGGCTTTCCAGATCCGGCGCCAGTCGCGCCCGTTGCCATACGCCGCCCGTGCAATATGTGAAAGGGTGTCGCCCTTTACGATCGTATACGGGCGACCTGGCGTCGGCTTAGGCATAAACCACAACCTCGACACCGCGGTCGAGCATGAGGATCTCATCGCCCTTGAGCTCGTTAGTCTCGATAAACAGATCGAAATTCGAATCGTCTTCGCCGAGATCACCATATTCGGAGATAGTGATCTCGATGGGAGCACGCGGGCGATCTAAAATTATACGCTTCTCAACCTGTAGACTTGGCGCCAATGTGAGTAAGTATTGATTGGCCGTAGCTATAAGATCGGAAGCGGTTTTGTACGTTTGAGTTTGCGAAAAGTACTGAGTCACGAAGTCTTGATCTTCAAAATCTGTTTGCGACTCGTCGAGTTTTTCGGTCACGGTGTCGAAGAGCTCGGTAATGCTGTCTGCGAGTTTTATCGCTTGAGCGCGGGTAACCAACGTCGAAACCGTCGCGACTTTCGCCACGGCGCCGATCGCCGCGACCATGCAAAGCTCCGAGACCGCGGCTTCGTTCCGTGCGATCTCCGGTTGCCGGATCGTTATCGGGAGCACGCCGACGAGCCCGTCGACTAGATCGCTGTAAACTTTGCTTTTCGATTGCCCATCGCCGATCCCGAGGCTCGGGAGTTGCGTCAATTGTTGTAACTGGCCCGCAAGCGAATCCGTCAAAATCGTGGTTTGCGTCTTAACGTCGTTAATACCCTGCTGGATGGCGGTGATCGCATTATCGAGCGCGTCGATACTATCGAAGAGCGGCTTGGTAACGGTGTTAGTGATGAGCGTCGCTTTGGTGGTCGCGCTCTCGATAGCACGCGAGAAAGCCTCAGATTTTTGATTTAAGTTATCGGCGAATTGTTGAGCCGCGTTCGTGTTCAGATCTTTGATCTTCTCGTCGAGTTGAGCCGCGAGCTCGGAAGCCGTCTTGAGCGTGAGGGGATCGAGGGGTTCGATCCACTGAACATCGATTTCGGTCACATTGCCAGATCCTACCGGGTCGTTAAGCTCTCGCACCGATACCAATTGAAGCTCGAGAAAGCCGTGTATCGGGTGCGTGATCTGCCACGTTCCGGTTTCACGGCAAGCTAGGAAAAACTTGTTTGCATCTTTGTCGTTCTGCTCACCATCGAAAAAAAGTTTCGTGGTGTATCTCGTGCTATTTGCGTCGAGATCTTGAACGATGTTCCCTTTGACCTTCGGGTATAAAAAGACCCCGAGTTTTTTGTCGAAATCACGCGGGCCGGATTGCCATTTAGCCGAGAAGTTTGTGCCTTCGGGGGAGGTGAGCTCGATGGTCTCACGGACGCGAGCGCGCCAGTCGTTTGGGCCGTTAGCTAGTATGTCTTTTATCTGATCGATCAAGCCCATTAGTTAGCTCCCGCCCGTTGCTTGTTTACATTTGCGGTGATCGTTGCTCCGGGGCTCGATTTCGTGTTCATGCCGATCGATAGCAAGTTCGCGAAGTGATCGGTTAAGTTTTTGAAGTCGAGCTCAACTTCTACTCGTGTATTCTGCTCCGGGTCGAAGCCCTTGATCGAGCCATCTTCGACGAGCTTCTTATACATCGGAGCGGTGGGATCCGCGTCGCGAGCTCCGAGATCTCGGCTCGTGTTTCGGTCGAGTCCTATTTGAGCTTGTTGATCCGATGTCAAAGTCGGGAGCCCCATAAACTCAAGCCGCTTGTTTCTCACCTCGAGGGGGGTCATCGCGGTTCGGGTTTCCATCTTGCCCGCTGCGAAAAGATCATCGACACCTTTCTTGGCATCGGTGAAATCCAAATCTAAGCCGAGAACAGCGCTCACGGATCCGACTAGCCCGATCACCTTGCGGATCCCCGCGCCGAATATATCGAGGATCCAGTTCCAAGCCTCTACGAAAGTGTTGTAGATCGAGGTGCCTAGACTCGAAAATGCGTAGTTGAGATCGTCGGTCATCTCCATAATCGAGTCGACCACGCCTTCGGCCCATTTTTGCACATCATCCCAATAATACCAAAGGAGCGCAATCGCGGCTCCGATCAACATAATGACAAATAAAATTGGATTCAATGCTAGAATTAAATTCCAAATAGCCACCGCCGCAGTCGCCGCACCTAACCCGAGTTTAAGAGCCACGAAAGCACCGATCAAGCCGATAATAACAGGCTTCCAATCAAGAAAGAATTGATAGGCAGCTTTACCTACATCGATCAAATCTTTGATCGTGTCGATCATCGGGCGGGGATCGAAGTTCTGTATTGCGAGGATCGTGGCGTCGAGAGCTCCGGGGAACTTCTCTTGAAAAGTCTCAAAGATTTTAAAGCCGAGCTCGATCAAGCTCGATTTAAGAACTTTTAACCGAACTCCTAAGCCCTTGCGCATCATTTCCGCCATTCTAGAAGATGCACCTTCGGCGGCTTCGAGTTGCTTTCGATATTCCCGCATGGTTTTGACACCTTGCATCATAACCACATTCGCACCCGCAATCGCGCGCTTTCCGATCAAGGTGTCAAGCGCTGCGCTCTTTTGCTGAGTACCCATTTTAGAAGTACCCTTTTCAATATCTTCTAAAATATCAGCTAGATCGCGCATATCGCCGTTAGAATCAGCGACCGTGATCCCGAGTTTGCGCATAAGGTTTTTCGCCTTATCCGCGGGGGCGGCGAGCTTGAGCATAATATTTTTTAAAGTCGTGCCGGCTTTCGATCCCTTGATACCCGCGTTACCCATAATCCCCGTAAGAGCCGCGAAGGTCTCAAGCGATTGACCCGCAGAAGTGAGAACGGGCCCGCCGTCTTTCATCGTTTCGTACATATCCTCGAGCTTTACATTTGCGCTCGTGGTCGTCGCGGCGAATACATCGTTAATCCGGTTTAAGTTCTTTGTGAGCACTGCGGTATCTTTGGAGTTCATATTGAAGGCGCCCAACGCATCCGACGCGATGTCGGTCGCACGCGCGAGATCAGTATTCGAGCTAGTCGCAAGATCGACTACCGAGGGGAGCACCGCGATCGCTTGCTCCGCATTGAAGCCCGCCATCGCCAAAAACTCGAGCCCTTGAGCCGCCTCTTTACTCGTGAATTCGGTTGTCCCGCCCACCGCTCGAGCCGCCGCCTCGAGCTTTTCGAAAGCCGCTGTACCACGCCCGATCGCCTCGGGGAACTTCGCCCCCGCGCTCGTGAGCGCTTGATCCATCCCGACGAACTCCTCGGTTACTTTGCGCGCACCCATCGAGAGCGCAAACATACCCGCGGTGATCGCCATCGATCCCATCATACCGGCCATAATCCCCTTAGTCTTACGGGCGGCTTTATTGATCTTTTCGAGAGATGCTTTTACGCGGGTGGCAGTGGATTTCGATTTGTTACCGATCCGATCGAGAACTTTGGTTAATTTATCCCGGGCCTGGATTACAAGGGTAACCGCGGCGTCGATCCGACTACCCATGTTGACACCTATTTAGTTTTTTTGGAGGCTTGTGTGGCTTGGGATTCTTGCTTTTTCTTGAGCGCTTTAGTAATCTGGATATGCGCATCATACCAGTATACTAAATCAGTATAGTCTAGCAAGTCAATATCTGTTATCGAAACATTATCCCG